GAAACATCCTGCGGAGACCAGATGGATGCACGCGATCCCGAATGGCGGCGCGAGAAACGTGGTAGTCGCAAGCAAAATGAAGCAGGAGGGCACTAAGCGTGGAATCTGGGACGTGCACCTGCCTTTGCCGCGCGGGGGCTATCATGGACTTTACATCGAGTTCAAGTTTGGCAAGAATAAACTGTCGCCAGAGCAGAAAGAGTTTGGCGCTTATCTGCAGGAGCAGGGATACAAAACTGGCATTGCCTATACTGTTGACGAGGCGATGGAGATATTGGAAAGCTATTTAGAGAGGTGATGTTATGAGAAGCATTAACAATATTCGTTGGCTGGTAAAGATCGATAAAGAAATGGGCGTTGAAAGCACAGAGCGGACGCTCATTAGAACTGTGGAGTATCTGATTGGGGAACATCTTGAAGGGCTTGTACACATCGCGGTTACGCGCAGCGATACGTTTGAGTACGAGTTGAAAATCAACCAGCTCGATGACACTGAAACCCACTTGAATTACGAGATCGAGTTGGATCGGGCGCACATATGGAGGGCATAAAATGATGGACGGAAGTGAAGTGAAAACTGGAATGTCAACGGATCAATACATCTTCTATTGCGGGGATATCTACATTCGAGGTGATTTTGTAGAAGGGGGGAGTAGTTGCCGCGATTCGTTTATTCCCGTGCAAGTAATCTATAACGGGATAACTACTATCGCCATATTCAAAGACGGAACACGGGTTATCAGCAGACCGCAAACGGGCGAAAAGTTTGACAAAGAAACTGGACTGGCGATGTGTATAGCTAAGCGCGTTGCTGGCGGAAGGTCTGCGTTTTTACGGCTTGTAGAAAAAGCTAACGACCAAAACAAAAAGGCGCCGGAGGAATGATGAAAATTTACTTAGCAAAACGGCCAGAATTAGAAATCCGCTGGCACGAATATGGCGGTGCAGTTGTTGTCGCAGCCTCTGCTGAAGAGGCTTTGGCTCACTTAAAAAAAGTATACGGGAAAGACCCCTGGGGAATAGAGGGCGAAGGGTGGAGAAATTGGACGGACGTGACAATTACGGAAATCGATCCTGAAACGTATAAAGAGCCAGAGATTTTGCTTGACGATTATTATGCAGCCTGATGAAGGATCACTAATGGACTTAGACGACTTATTCGCAGATAGCGTGGACGACAGGATTGACATGGAGCGGGCGATAGACGAGCTATCATTGCGAGAAAAGCAGATAGTGTATCTGTACGCCTGCGGGCATACGCAGGGAGAGATAGCAGAGACGGTTGGATGTAATCAATCGACTATAAGCCGAATTTTAGCAAATATGCATAAAAAGCCTTACCAACTAACCTAATAATTGAAAGGGTAGTTATGGCTAAAAAATGCGTATGCGGAGCGGATATCCATAATAATCGCAGTTTATGCAGGGAATGCGGTTCTGTTTATGGCTATAACTCATCCGAATGGCCTGAGTGGCTTCGTTGGCAGGTTAGCGATATCCAGCGTGAAAACATTGACGAGTTTTATCACACCCATCTTGGCATCGATGATATCGAACCTAACGGGTACGGCGGTTATCGTGCTAAGCGGGAGTCTGCCTTGCGCGGGTGCAGAACAAAAACGCATCTGCATGAAGAGCGGGATAACTTTTGAACCGAAGCCGCGCCGCCTATGCCTGAAAAGGTATGCGAATTAGCGCGGCTCATTGATAATTGAACAGAAGCCGGCACGCGCGGCAAGCAGGGCAACCTCACGGGCACGTGAGCAACTGCCAGCGGACCAAGCCGGCTCATAGAATTTTTACTAACTAACACTTGGAGGAATAATGGAATTTGACGTAACAATTTTGGGAATTGTGATCGGAATGATGGTACTGGCTAACCGGCTTGTAGCCGCGTTGGTGACACCTATTTTTGATAAGTATGAACTTGACCATTTCTGGCTAATGTTCGTAGCCTGGATCATCTCAGGCGTGTTCGTATGGCTTACGGGCGTCAACCTTTTCGCGCCGTACATTCCGAACGCCCTTATCGGACAAATTCTGACTGCGATTGTTGCCGGTGGCGGTGGAAATATTTTGCACGATCTTACCGATAAACCGGCTATTGACCTCTACGATATTGCGATTGATGAAAAAGACGAGGGTGTTGGCTAATCGTGGACGCCAGTTGGCTTTATGAGCTCGAAAAATACGCCATTGTAATCGTTGGGCTTGTTATGGCTTACGCGGAGTTTGCGCAATATTTCAAGCATCGCAGGTCATGGATCAAGCTTGCTTTGGGCTTCATGGGGCTGTACTGGGCGGCTTATTATGCGTATTCAATCCTGCGTGTGCTGCTGGATTTGCGTATGCCTGCGCACCAGGTGTTTGTGAGGTCTGGCATTCTTTTGACGGTTGCCCTGGTCGGGGGTAACGCGCTAATTACGCTCAAACTGATGGACAGGCTTGACCGATGACATTTGAACAGGTCTTCATGGCGCTAACGTTCATTACGAGCGGGATCGCGCTGTACTTTTCTACCCGCAAGCAAATGCACGACACGGCGAATGCCGATGCTGACACGATTGCCAAGCTGTTTGATTCGATTGACAAACAGGAAGCGCTACGCAAGAAAACCGAAGCAGAGCTGAAAGCTGAGATTGAGGAACTGCGCGCAGAGGTGGATATATTGCGCGGGGAAAAGAAGGCGCGGGAGGATACTATCGAGCTGATGCAGAGAGAAAACGCGGATTTGACCGCACAGGTAGAAAAACTGACAGCGGCTGTTAATAGGCGTGACAAACGCATTCGGGAACTGGAAAAGCAGGTTGCTGAGATACCGGCATTAGAAAAGCGCATTGCAGAACTAACCGCGCGCCTTGATGCGATGAACGGAAAAGATGGAACGCTACCAGCCGAATGACATGTACGCTGCTATCATGGCAAAGCTGCTCACGCTGGAGCGCACGCTTGCAGACATGCGTGAGGAGTTGGCAGAATTGCGCGGGGATGTATCCGAGCTCAGGGCAAGGGATGATAAATCCTGGCTGGGCGGGACGGACTGAAGTGAGGGTAAGCTGGGAGAGTCTGTAATCAAGTTTGATGCAATAGTCTATAAAGTCCAAACTTTAGCAGACGGCGGCATTCGCTTGACGCTTGACATGCCGGAAACGGCAATCCCTCAGATGGCGATGCTGGCTGAAACAAAGCGAGAAGGCATCGCGCTTGTGTTTGAAGCGAGGGCAAAAGCCGGATGATAGTGAAATGAAGCGCTTAGACAGTGTTTTTGAAGGGTTAGACGAGAGAGAGACCGCCTATGTTTTAGCGCGGTCTGATGCCGTTAGTAACTCAGAAGCACTGAAAAAATGCGGTATGTCGGAGGGTTGGCTTTACAAGCGGAATTATGAAGACCTGAACGCCCGCGCTGATATTTTACGCAAAGACAAAGCTCTTCGTGCCGCACTTATTCTCGGAGAGGCGGTCGAACAAGCCGCAAAAGTCAAAGTTGCTGGCTTGAAAGTGCGAGATGAACGCATTAAGCAGGCGGTTGCGACAGAGATACTTGACAGAGAATTTGGCAAGCCGACACAGCGACAGGAAGTAACTGGCAAGGACGGCGGCGTAATTGTGATCAACATGACCGGCGATATAGATGACTGAAGTACTGGCAAAAGTTGAAATGCCGTGGGGCGTGTACAACAAGCCTTATAGGGCGTACCTGAATGATACGCGGCGCACGCAGATTTTCTATGGCGGATCCGCCTCTGGCAAGAGTGTATTCTTGGCACAAAGGACAGTTCGCGACCTAATGTTGGGCGGGAGAAACTATCTTATTGTGCGGCAAGTAGGGCGTACATTACGCGGGTCTGTATTCATGGAAATGCTGAAGGTCATTGACTCTTGGAATTGCGAGAGCCTTTTCAGTGTGAATAAGAGTGACATGCTAATAACATGCCAGAACGGATATCAGGCTATTTTTGCAGGGCTTGATGACGTAGCAAAGCTGAAATCATTGACGCCGGCGAAAGGTGCGATCACAGACATTTGGGTTGAAGAAGCGACTGAGATCGAGCGCAATAGTTTGAAGGAGTTAGTCAAAAGACAGCGCGGCGGGTCTAACAAAACGGCAAAGCGGCTGACATTGAGTTTCAACCCAATATTTCAGACTCATTGGATTTACAATGAATATTTTGCATCGCGAGGTTGGGCAAGCGAACAGAAGCTGCTTGAAGAAGACGATTTGCTAATACTCAAAACAAACTATAAAGACAACGCTTTTCTGACTGCAGATGATATCGCTGACCTTGAAAACGAAAGTGATTTGTATTTTTACAATGTTTATACGCTTGGCAATTGGGGAGTGCTGGGACGCGTCATTTTCACAAATTGGAAAATGGTTGACATGAGCGATGAGCAGGGCGGCTACTACCTGCCAGAAGAGCAGCGCACCAATCGCAAGCACGGTTTGGATTTTGGGTATTCGAGCGATCCTGCGGCTGTACCGATGACTCATTATGAACGCGCAAAAAAGCGCATTTGGATTTATGACGAAATCTATGAGACAGGACTAACCAACCCGCAACTTGCAGAGGCGTTGGAGCCTAAAATTGGTGGGGATTATATCAGAGCTGACAGTGCCGAACCAAAGTCAATAGCAGAGCTAAACTCGCACGGACTGAACATTGGCGGCGCTAAAAAAGGCAAAGACAGCGTGCTTTATGGCATTCAATGGCTGCAACAACAAGAGATTTTGGTTGATGTAAGTTGCGTGAACATGCGTAATGAGTTGCAGACGTACAAGTGGAAAGAGGACGCGGGCGGAAATTCTTTACCCGTGCCAGTAGACCGGAACAATCATCTCATTGACGCGCTGCGATATGCGTATGAAGACGAAATGATAAGCACGGGCGTTATTTTGTTTGGGGCGTAGGAGGCTGGATGGCAGACAATTATAAGACGATAACTAACGTGCCTGGATGGATGGAGCTGCTAACCAGTGACGGCGTACCTGATTCTGTTGCGACACTCTATAAGCGCGTGCCGATGTTTTATCGGGCGGTGCAGCTCAGGTGTGACGCGCTATCGAGCATTCCGATTGCGATCTACAGGGGCGAAGAGAATGAGGTTGACTGGCCTTACCCAACTAAGTTGGGCGACTTGCTGTGGCGATGGGAGGCGTCATGCCTGTTATCGGGCGCGGCATTTGGAGAGATCATCGCGAACCAGTCCGGCTATAGAAAAGACGTTAAATACCGTAACCCATTTGACATGACGGTCAAGTATGAAAATGGCATTATCAATTTCAAGCAGGATACCAGTGGGGCAACGTGGGTCAATGACCTGAATGCCGGCAAGTATGAAATGCTATACATCAATGAATTTGACCCGTCGCAGGATATTTATCCTGGTATCGGGGCGGGTATTGCATCTAAGATTGACGCAAAGCTATTGTACTCGATAAGCAAGTTTCCTGAGATGTACTTTGAAGGTGGGGCAATGCCGGTAACATTGTTGGGCATTGACGCTACTGACAAAAATGAAATTGAGCGGGTCCAGAACTGGTTCAAGAAATCGGCAACTGCTATCAAGAACGCGTTCAGGGTTATGGGCATGCGGGCGGGGTCAATCACAGCCACGACACTAACGCCGCCACTGAAAGACCTCGCGTTTCCTGATTTAGATAAGATATCAAAAGATAACATCGCTATGGCATTTGGCATAAAGCAGACCATGCTTGACAGCGAGGCGGCTAACTACGCAACGGCGCAAGAGGATCGTCTGTCATTCTACGAGGACACGATCAAGCCCAGAGCGCGGATTTTCGCGGATGCCTTGAATACGCAGCTATTGGAGCGGGATGGCATGCGGCTGGAATTCAGATTTGAAGAGATGGATATATTCCAGGAAGACGAAGGCGTGCGGGCGGATCTGCTGAATAAGCTGACACTGGCTGGGATGCCGATTGAGTTAGCGTTGGAACTGGCTGGGTACGAACTGACAGACGAACAGGAGGCAATGCTGAACGCGCATCAAGAGCAACTGGACGAGCGCGAGGATGTGGCAGGATCAGAGCAGGTTGATGAGCGTGAGGCTGAATTGCGGCGATGGCAGAGAATGGCAGAGAAGCGGATCAAGGACGGCAAGGGAATTCGCGAGTTTGAGAGCAGCATCATCGAGCCATCTCTTCATGGTGCTATAAGTGGCGCGCTTGAAGCAGCGAAGTCGGTTGAAGACGTAAAGCACTTATTTGATTCTGTGATTGCGTGGAAGGATTATCCCTAAAATGCCTGAGATTATCAGTCTTAGAGAAGTTGAGCGCAGATTAGCGCGGGTATTGAGTCGGGGGCTGTCAGCAGAGGGCGATAAGTTAATTGGCTTTTTGGGTGATCCGCCTGATTTGGGCAAAGTGCCTTCTGAATATTGGCAAACTGGATGGAAGCATATTCAAAAAGAGGCAGAGCCAATTTTGGTTGATGTATTTGTGCAGCAAGCCCAAGTTGCCATGGAAAACTATGGCATTGGGCCAAGTGATTGGATTGTGATAATCAATGACGCGGCGGATTGGGCGCGCGAGCATCTTGACAATG